GCAGTCATACGTTTTCTACCATCACCTGATGGTGAAGACATCCCTTGGGCAAAAATGTACTCTCATGCATTCCAAGGACCAGGTGGTTGGTATATTGAAAATTCTTTAACTACTACTGGTGGTAAAGATCCTGTTTCAGATCACAATCGTGAACTATGGAACAGTGGTAATGAATCTGATAAAGATGTTGTTCGTAAGCAGAAGCGTAAGCTTTCTTACTATGCAAACATCTATGTTGTAAAGGATCCTACAAATCCTCAAAATGAGGGTAAAGTCTTCTTATATAAATTTGGTAAGAAAATCTTTGATAAGGTCATGGAATCCATGCAACCTGAATTTGAGGATGAGACTCCAATTAATCCTTTTGACTTCTGGCAAGGTGCAAACTTCAAGTTGAAGATTGTCAAGAAGGATGGCTATTGGAACTATGATAAGTCAGAGTTCGATTCAGTCGCACCACTTCTTCAAGATGATGATGCATTAGAAGCAATTTGGAAGAAGGAGTATTCTCTTTCTGCTGTAACTGCTCCTGATCAGTTTAAATCATACGATGATCTTGAGAAGCGTTTGAAGTATGTTTTAGGTCAAAAACAACCTGCTCGTCGTGTAGATGAAGAGGTATTTGATGAGGATAATGCTCGTGGTTCTTTTAAACCAGACTTTAATACTCGTAAAGCAGAACAAACAGTTGCAGCTGCAGTAAGTTCCTCCTCCAGTGAGGATGAAGATGATGCGTTAAGTTATTTCCAGAAATTAGCTGAGGAATAATTATTGATATAATCTAATATTATCTGCACGTTTTAAGGATTCACTCACGAACTGAGTGGATCCTTCTTTGTATGTCATCATTTCTTCTAAATCATCAAATACAACACCTAAGTATATTCCTTTAAGTAAAAAAATATTTCTTTTATCTTCGTTTAATTTAGTTTCAAATTGCAAGTTAGTAATTGGTTTGGTTATATTAGACACCACTGTTTGGCTGTTAGAATTAAAGTCAAAGAAACTTACACTTTGATCCTCATCAACTTCTTTTCCCGCAGGAAATATTACCACACCATCTGAATTTTTAATTTCTACAGATTCATAATGATGAACTCCATTTAATTTTTCGTAAGTTTCATATTTATCCAACAAATATTCATCAAGTGATTGTTGAGTCATTGGCCATTCTGACTGCACGTTCAATATATTGTTTGAAGATAAAACAATCCAATCTAAATTTGATGATCCATAAAAATCATTAGCAACATTATCTGGACGATCATCTCCTTTTACTTGGTATTTCTCAAAGAAAGTTGTATCTTGAAAAATATCTTTTCTTAATGAACCTTTCTTAAATATATTTTTTACTTTTGTATAGTCTGATATATTTCTACCATCATCTGTCCTATTGATATAGTCAAGATCTGGTATTTGTCTGAAGTAAGTTTTTGGCATTTTAGAAACCTATTGTTTGATCACTATCACCATCAAGATCTGTGTAATCATGATTGAATACTGGCTCCAATTCTTTAAATCCAAATGTTAATTCATATGCAACCATAGATGAATTCCTATAAGTTGCATAATTTCCATCTGGTGTAAAGTTTACATCAAAAGAAGTGAGAGCACATTCTTTTATTCTTGGTAAAAAATCATGATCTTGTTGTGAGGCACCTTTTAAAAATTGTAATTTATAGGTGTTTGGTGCTTTTAAAAACAATTCAGATTCAGTTCTTGTCGGTGCCATAGATTGTTTAAACATCCTTATAATTTTTTTAATTATTATACTTTCTCTTTCATCTCTTGGACTCATTCTAAATGTGAATCCAAAAGGTCTCAACGTTGGGCCATTGAATACTAATTCTAAGTTTGGATTAACTACTTGTCCTTCAGTTCTTGCAAGAATACCTTTAACTCCTGTTGCTTGACCTACAAAATATTGTTTAATAGCATCTTTAAGTTCAGCACTACCTTGTCCTGCACCTTCAAGAGCACTGTTTATCGCTGCCTCTCCTTCACCCTGACCTTGGATAAGACCAGCAGCAATACCTGCACCTGCTATTTGTGCAGCGTTCATTCTGTTATCTCCAAAATCAGTTTTATTTGAACTACGAACTGAAGTTGGAACTGGTAATAAAACAGAACCTAATATTCTTTCTGTAAAATTTGATCTATCACTGAATTTTAAACCAGATAATTGTTTTGGACTAAATTTTAATACTGATATTTTTAATTTATCTTGATTTTGATTTATTGTTTCTGGGTATGATAAAATTGAATATGATTTTCTTGATCCACTACCACTTCCTTGACCAGATTGTGAGGGATTTAAGGGAGTTGATGGTGTTTCAGATCCCCTTCCACCAGTATCTGGCAAAGGCCCACCAAGAAAATTACTCATTATAGATGCGTTTCTAGCACCACCTTGTTGATCTCCTTGTGGATTTACTAGAACTCTAGATGCTCCACTTGTTATTTTTTCTAATTGTTCTTTTTGTTGAGCTGATAATGGACTTCTACCAAATTCATTTTTTATACTGTTTACTTGTTGTTTAATTGCTTTTGAAAAAACACCACCTATCCCTAATAATCTTTTTTCTTCGCTATTAGCAGATGCTTCAACAATAAACACACCAGGATTTTCTGTGGTTCCTGTTGCTATGGTGGTGGCACCATTCTTTCTTTGATCTCTATATCTTATTATCTTTGTCGTATATACAGGTTCCCCTTTTGTATTCTGTGTTTCTGTTACTTCTATTGCAGTATAAATTGTTCGTCTATTTCTAGGCGAATCTCCTACTCTTATTGGACTGACTGCGCTTGTCTTAGTTGTCATTAAAAGACATATTTTTATCTATTTAGTAAGAAACTTAGCATAAGGTATTGCAAGTAGATCATCAAACTCAGTATAATCTAAAATGTATAGTTGTCCTGCAAGTTCATTCCATGTATAGTTTCTTGATTTTCGCCAATGAAAATTAATTCCTTTAAATCCCCATCGTTCTAATGAGGTGCAAGCAATTAGTGGGTGTTGGTCATATTGAATGTTAGGTGTTTTTGAATTATATACGAATGTATAATACTTTCCCACTTCAGGTATCGGTGATACAGTTCCACTCAATGCCTCCATGATCATGAGCATCCTATCCTCTGGATCATTAGTGCTTTGTAGATCTTCTTTTATGGCTTCAATTCTATTCATTTGATGCCTAATTCTTTTTCAGTTATTATCTTAAATTCAATTCTATTATCTTTACAAAATTCTTGTGCAGCTTTCCACTTCGCTTGATTGACTGCAAAAGTTTGACACTCATAAACGTATGATTTAGTAACTCTTTTTCTAGGTTTAGGTGGCAGAGTTTGTTTTTTTGGTTTAACCTCAACCACGTATGTTTTTATTCTATTATCTTTTTCTTTTACTTTTATCAAGTAGTCGGGAAAGTATCTATGAGTTTTGTTATCTTTTGGAGAGGTATATGGTATGCTGAACTCTTCAGATGACCAAATTATTATATTGTCATTTTTATCACACCATTGACAAAATTTTCTCTCCCAACTACTCCTACAGATAATATTCTTGGAATCTCCTTGATATTTCTTAGGATTAGATGGTTTATATCGACTCTTAATACTTTCTGCCATTATCTCATATACATAATATATAAGGTCAAATAGTATTTATAAATGGGTATCCCGCCAAGAGCAAGAACGATAGCGGAAGTAAAAGCTAATCTGCTAAACCCTGCTCAAACCTCACAATTTCAAGTTATTATAGGCCCACCAAGGGGATCAGAGTTTTCTAGTTTCTTATCACAGAATGAAACTATTTACAACCAAGATCAATTGAATTTATTATGCTCTGAAACTTCATTACCAGGATCTCAACTTGCAACCACGGAGTTGACGGGTGATTTCACTGGGGTGACAGAAAGACATGCGTATCGTAGAATGTATGATGATCGTATTGATTTGACTTTTTATACTGATGCTGATCAGTATTTACCTCTAAGATTTTTTGAATCTTGGATGAGATTTATTATGAATGAAAATCTTGATGATAACTTCACTGGTAGTACAAGAAAAGAAAATTTCTTTTATCGCACCACATTTCCAAATGATTATAAAGGATCTCTGGAAGTCACAAAATTTGAAAAGAATATTAATTCAAGAAGAAAAGTAAAACCAATCACATATGGATTTGTAAATACTTTTCCTTTATCTATTAGTTCCACTCCAGTTTCTTATGAAGCATCTGATTTGTTGAAAGTAACTGTATCTATGACTTATAGTAGATACTTTATAGATAAACCAAGAGGAACAACTCTTGATATGTTTGATCCAAGAGCTCAAGCAGATTTAAATGGACTTGCTTTCCAAGCACTTAACTCTGGTCTTAGAGCTCTTGATTTAAATGATACATTTGCAGGAAATGTAGCTAGAAACTTTGCTGCAAATGTCTTCTAAATAAAATACACTGAATTTCTATAGGATATTATGCCATTACCAAAAATTGCCACACCAACTTATGAACTTGAGTTGCCATCCACAGGAAAAACTATTGAGTATAGACCTTTCTTAGTTAAGGAAGAAAAATTACTTGTAATAGCTTTAGAGAGTGAGGATACAAAACAAATTACAAAAGCTATAAAAGCAGTTTTAGCAAATTGTATTCGCACCAAAGGTATTAAAGTAGAGACATTACCAACTTTTGATATAGAATATCTCTTCTTAAATATTCGTGGTAAATCTGTGGGTGAAGAAATAGAAGTCAAGATTGTATGTCCAGATGATAAAGTAACGGAAGTTCCCATCACCATTAACCTTGATGATATTCAAATTCAAAAATCCGAAGAACATAATAATCAAATTAAAGTTGATGAAAAAATAATGATGGAAATGAAGTATCCATCTCTTGATGAATTTATTAAAAATAATTTTGATTTTAAAGATAATAGTGCTATGGATCAATCCTTTGCTTTGATTGCATCTTGTATTGATAAAATCTATACAGAAGATGAGGTATGGGCTTCTGAGGATTGCACTAAGAAAGAGATGAATGAGTTTCTTGAATCAATGAATTCATCTCAATTTAAAGATATTGAAAAGTTCTTTGAGACAATGCCTAAATTATCTCATACTGTCAACATAAAAAATCCTAAAACTAAAGTTGAAAGTGAAGTTGTGCTTGAGGGATTAGCGTCTTTTTTCGCGTAGCTATGGTATACATGAGCCTTGAAAGTTATTTCAGACTCAACTTTGCATTGATGCAGTACCATAAATATAGTTTGACGGAGATTGAAAATTGGATGCCTTGGGAACGAGACATTTACGTTGGCATGTTGAAACAACACCTTGAAGAAGAGGAGTTAAAACGCAAGCAACAACAAGCGAATGCCTAGTAACAGTTCAAATATAATACAATCTCTAAGGTCTGCACACGACCCTCACTTTAAGTTGTCTGGAAAAGTTGGTGGGTTAGAAAATAAATTAACTGATCAAGTAGCACAAATACATAAAACATTGAGTAAGTCCTTTGGTATGCAAAGGAAAACTTTAATGCGTGTTCTTGGGCTTGAGGAAAGAGTTGCTGAATTAGAAGCAGCAGAAACAGCAGTAGATCAAGCAGTAGAAGAACTAGAAGAAGAATTAGAAGAATTAGGTGAAGAAATACCTGAAGGTTTGGATGAGCTTCTAGATGATGTAAAGGGTGATGATAAAGCAAAGAAGAAAAAGAAACCTACAGCAAAGAAGAAAAAGAAACCTACAGCAAAGAAGAAGAAACCTGTAAAACCCATAGCGAAAAAGATACCAAAGAAAAAACCAGTAGCAAAGAAGAAAAAGATTAGTCCTAGTGCATTTAAGAAAGGAACTTCACAAGAAACTGTTGGTGAAAGGATAGAACGATTAGAACAAAATGCAATGGACGTTGCTGCAGGGGAGGAACGTCAAAAAACTGCTGAATTTAAAGAAGATGCATTTGGTATCACTTCTACAGGAGAACAATTAAGTCCTGAAGAAAGGAAACAAAGATTTTTAGTGAGAAGAGGAAAGATAAGTGCAGATGTACTTAGAGGTGGTAGTTCAGTTGAATCTGCACAGAAAGCTGCTGCAGACGCTGCAGGTTCTAGTGGTCTCGCTATAGCAGATTCGGTGAGTAGTGATTTACCACCTAGTGATCAGGGATTAATGCCTGATCAATCACCCTCAGTAGATGATAAATTATTGAGCCCGCTTCAATCAATATCTGGAATACTTGAGTCCATTAAAACAACTTTAATAGGACAAGCAGAAGTTAGTAAAGATCAGTCAGATATTAGTAGAAGAGATAATGAAAATAAAAAAAGAGAGAAGAGAGAAGGTGTATTAGAAAAAGTTGGTGGTGGTGTTAAAAAAATAGCTGCTGTTGCTTTAAAACCCGTTGAGGGAATATTCAGTAAGTTAATTAAGTTTTTAACTAATGTATTTTTAGGTAGAGCTGTTTTAAAGTTATTTGATTGGATATCAAATCCATCTAATCAAGATAAGGTCATGGCACTGTTTAGATTCTTAAAAGATTGGTGGCCTTTAATAGTGGGTGGATTGATAGCATTTGCATCACCACTACTAGGGAGCACGGGAGTCATACTAGGCACAGTGGCTTTAATTACATGGGGAACAATTAAAATTATTGATGCTATTAAATCAATATTTGGTTTCCAGTCCGATGTAGATAAACAATTAAAGGTTGGTGAGAAAAATGTTATGGGGGATATGAGTGGTTTAGAAAAGGATATTGATAAAGAATTAAAGAGTCCAGAGATAGAGGATACTGAGAACCCACCATCAAAAGAGAAAACTGCTCCAGAGATAAAGGGTGGTGAAAATAATCAACAAAATATTCCAGAACCAAATGTGAAGATGAATAAAGGTGGAGAGGTTCCTGGCTCAGGTAATAAGGACACCATACCTGCGATGTTGACACCTGGTGAATTTGTTATGACAAAAGGTGCAGTTGAGAGATTTGGACTTGATACTCTTGAGGGAATGAACGCTGCTGCAGGTGGGACTAACAAACCAAAGATGGGTGGATATAATAAAGGTGGTAAAGCAGTTGCTGAACCAGGTGTCGTAACTGACCCACAAGAGAAAAAAGCACAAGAAGATTATATGCTTAAGTTTGTTAATCAAGAACGAGCCTTGCAGGGTTTAAAACCTTTAAAGAATCTAAGTTATGGGCCAGGTGTACAACTTACAAAGGCGATGGGCCCAGGCCCAAAAACAACAGAGACATCAGATACTAATTTTGATTTTGATAGAATGATTAAGACCACATCAACAGAAAAAACAGTTGATGGTAAATTGACTGATTTCGGTGCATCGATGAGTGCGTTAACAGAAGAAGATAAGGAGAAGTATCTTGCAGAAAATCCAATGGCGAGAACTTTGATAAACCTTAAGGATCAGGCTGAATTGGATGATTTAGCTAGTAGTATATCTTCAAGTGCTAAAATGAATGGTGGTGGTTTAGTTCAAGGATTCAATGGTGGTGGTTTGATTCAAGGATTCAACGGTGGTGGTTTAGTTCAAGGATTCAATGGTGGTGGTTTGGTTCAAGGATTCAATGGTGGTGGTTTAGTTCAATATTTAAATCAAGGTGGTTTGGCTGGATCTCTTAAAAATGGAAATGTGTTTCGACGTGCGAAAGGTGTTGTTCGTAGTGGAATCAGTAAATTAAATATGGCTAGAGAGCAAATAAATTCTGCGATGACACCTCCTACCACTCCCATGGGAACTGGAAAAATAACGACCATTGCTCTACCAAAACCACCTGAAATGTCTGCCATAGAAACTCCTGATGGGGCTGGTAGTGGGAAGACAATACCTGATTTTTCTGCTTCTGGACAAGTATCCATTAGAAAAATAAAAACATTGGGGATAACATTATAGTATTATGCCAGCACTAGGAGCTATAATAAAAGCAGGTACTTCATCACTTGTCAAAAGTAAAGCAAAAAAAATTGCTACTGATAAGTTGATGGGAAAAAAACCAAAAGAAACTCCGACTGCTGCTGGTGGTGGTATGGATAGTGGTGAAGAAAAGGGTGGAGCATTGGCGATAAAACCAAGTGAGTCATTGATTTCTAATCCAGGCGGTGCTTTAGCCACTATTTCTCAAGACTCATCATCAGATTCTACTGGGAATAATGTCGAGGATGTTGTTATAAAAATAAAAAAAACAACTCTTGATGTTCAAAAATTATTATCAGGATCTGTTGCAGCACAACAAAATTTATTAGATCAACAAAGACAAGAATCGGAAGCACGGGATTTTAAAAAAGAAGAAAAGGACTTAGAAAAAAAGAAACCAAAACAAGAGGGTAAATTTAAAATTCCTATACCAGGTAAAGGTTTTCTTTCCATGCTTGTGGGATTTTTAACTAATGTCATAGCTGGTAAAATTTTTACAAAATTAATTGATTTTGCACCTGCACTAAAACCTTTAATAGATCTTCTTGCTGGAGCAGTGGATTTTATAACAAACATTGCAATATTTGCTTTTGATGCGTTAGGAACTTTTGTTTTGTTTAGTGAGAGGTTACTTGGAACATTAAGGGGTTTTGTTGGAAATATTTTTGGTGAAGATGGTGCTAAGAAATTTGATACATTTATGTCAACTTTGAGAGATTTGTTTCAAGGATTTCTTGTATGGAAATTAGTAGGAGAAAAAATATTTAAAGCTTTAACTAAATCAATAACTAGAGCGTTTAGAATTGCTAGAGTTATCGTAAAGAAAGCATTTAGATTTGCTAGAAATATTGGAAAAAATATTGTAAAAACTGCTTTAAAAATACCTGGTGTTAAAAATGCAACAGCAAAGATAGCATCAATTGGATCTAAAATTATATCTGGTGGTGCAAAAGCAACGTCAGGAATTTTTCAGGCAACTAAAGGTGTTGCTGCAAAAGGAGTTTCTAAAGTTGGTGGGTTTGCTGCAAAGATATTTGGTAAAGCAGCAAAGGTTGTAGCACCTGCTCTCAAAGCAGCAACTCCAGCAGTTAAAGGTTTTGCTGGCAGAATTCCAATTCTAGGGCCACTTATTGTAGGTCTTGTTTCTCTAATGTCAGGGGAACCAGCAGGGCAAGCAATATTTAAATCAGTGGGTGCAGCATTGGGTGGAGCACTTGGAACATTCATACCCATACCCATTCTTGGAACATTAATTGGAGAAACAATTGGTGTATTTGTTGGTGATTTATTCTATGAATTGATATTGGGTGGTGGTATAGAAGGAGCAGGACAAAAATTAAAAGATACTTTTAATACTTTCGTTAAACCAATATTTGATTTCTTTAAAGATGGAATAGGAAGATTCTTTACTAATTTCCCAATGATTAGTGTTCCTAGTGGATTTGGAGCTCAAACTGCATTAGGAAAACTTCTTCCTTTCATGGCAGATAGTGATGGATTAGTCACTCAATTACCAGACTTAAGTTTATTATTACCAGTAGTAGGAACTGGTAAATTGATAAAACATATGGTAGCATCGTTCTTCCCAAACTTAGGTGAGAAAGGAGAAAAAGGTGCGATTAAATCTGGTAAAACAACTAAGGATGAAAGTAATGTTATAGAGGGAGACCTAACAACAATAACATTTGATGGAAAGACAGTTCCTAGAGGACTTTCAGGCCCTATGGAAACTTTTGGTGGTAAAGGTGGTAGCACATATAAGGATGAGCTCATCACTATTAAACCAACCATACTACCTAGTGATAATACTAATAATCAAATTGACTCTATTAGCGAGTATGCTACATATGAGGGGGGTGAAGTTGAATCTGGCCAGGTTGTGCTTGCACCTACACCAGCAAATTCCCAAACACAAACTGCAAGTAATACAGGAACAGGGAGACTTGTTAAAATTTCACTAGATACTAGTGATCCATATGAGGTATTATATAAAAGTTAATGGCTAAAACCACAATAACATCTAAATCTTCTGAACCAGCATTTGTATCTAAGATAGATGTAAAATCAAATAAAGATGAAGGCAAGACCGTTAGTTTGGTTGGTGGTTTTGTTGAGTTGTTATATTATGAAAGTATCCTTCAGGATAGTGTCAAAATGGATATTGTTTTTACAGACACTGGTAATGCGATTGATAAAAAATCTGTTTTAGAAGGTTTACCTTTGGTTGGCACCGAGGAAGTCAACGTTGCTTTTGAAGATAATAACGAAAATAAAATTAAAATTAAATTATATGTTAATAAAGTAACTCCTGGTATTCAAGAAACAGAAAGAAGTATAACTTCAATTAGTTTAGTTTCTGAAGAATTTATTAGAAATGAATTAGGATCATCTAAATTAAATCTTAGATTTGATGGTAAAATTTCTGATCATATTAAAAAAATATTGAAGAAGTTTTTAAAATCTAAAAAGGTAAAAGATAAAGATATAGAGACCACAAGTAATAATTATAATTTTATTGGAAATAGAAAGAAAGCTTTTTATACAATGAATTGGTTATCTAAGTATGCTATTCCAGAAAAAGAGGGTAAGCCTGGAGACACTGCTGGATTCTTTTTATTTGAAACATCTGATGGGTATAAGTTTAAATCAATTGATTCTTTATTTGCTCAAAAGAAAAAGAAATCTTTTATATTTACTCGATCTCCTGATGCAAAGGGTGATGTTCCTGCGGGATATGATGGAAAAATATTAGAATATAATTCTGATAATAGAGTTAATGTACAAGAAAAATTTGAGATGGGAACTTATGGAACAAAGTTAATTGTTTTTGATCCTTTTAATTGTTTTTATCAGATAATTAAAAAAACTTCAGAGGAATCAAAAAAGGGAACAAAATTAGCTGGTAAAGATCTTCCAACTTTGAATGAAAAATTTGATGTTAAAAATAAGGATAATACAACAAGGGCAACATATTATTTGGTTGATAAGGGAACATTACCAACAGGTAATGTCGAACAACAGATAGAAAAGTCAGGAGAGCCAAACTTTGCAGCAGAGCAAGCACTAAATCAGGGTATCCGAAGATATAATCAGTTGTTTTCTGGTATGATTACTGCTACAATA